CAAACAAAACACCACCAAACATATCAAACCTACCTTTCAAATAATATCCAAGCAAAGCTGATATTACACCACCAGCAACACTGCCAACTATAAAACTAATATGCTCCATACTTACCCCCTATTTTTTTGTTTTAGATAGTTTCTATTTATTTCAGACTTGATGCGTTTTAAAACTTTATATTCTATTTGTAGCTTAACGACATCATCAATATTCACATCTGTAAGTTCCGATTTAATGCGTTCTTGAGTTTTTTCAATAATTTCTAACAAAGCTTCTCTACATTTGTTGTTAAGCTTCAAGTTTTTAAACTCTTCCATGTTTCCTCTCCTTTATTTTTTATTTTGAATAGCTTGCATCATAGCCTGTTGCCCTATCTTTTGAACTTCATCTATTGTCGGTAAATATTCATCAATTGCTTTTATTCCTATCAACTCCAATTGTTTCTTGTAATAGTTTCTGAATTTTTCATAGAAATTTGGATATTGAATAAAGACTTGCAACATTTGAATAAATTGAGGGTAAAACTGCCCTACGACTTGCATAGCCGACATCTGAACTTCTTTTGTTCCAAGTCCAACTGATGTATCCACAACAAAATCAAACTCACCAAACAAGTCGTCTGGTTTCACAACGAGCGTTTCATTCGTAAGTCTTACTATTGTTTCAGTATCCATATATAACTGATTGAGTAAAACTAAATATCTAAATAACGGGCGTAATGCTACTTCTGAAATAATTCTGACTATCAACTCAAGCCTTTGATTTGCCGCCTGCATAATCATACTAATTCCGGTTGCTGTCTTGTTAAGAGATTTTGCGTCAAGCCCTTGATTATACCTAGTAATACCAGTTGAATTTTCCTCTTCGCCGTTTAACAACTCCAACGCTGGCAAAATGTGCGGCGATAATGGAGTTGCTGGCTCAAACTGGATTACTTTTCTTATATCTCCAACAGCTTCTAAATCAGTAGCAATATATTTGCTACCTTCAGCTAAAGCGTCAACATCTATATAACTCGGGTCAACAAAAGTTATCGGGTCGTTATTTTTAGCAACATTTATTAGCAATTGTTTCCAGAGTGCAGTCTTAACATCTTGATATTGTCCTATTAAGTCGTTGAATGATGTTCCCTCTAGCTTTTCACTCTCTATAACAGCACTAGCCCCAAAAAATGGGTGTCTGCCTGTGATATTTTCTTCTATTCGCAGTATTTCCCCGCCTGCATACCAAACAATTACATCTTCTAGTAATCCATCGTTGTTTATATCTAGCTTTGTATATATCTCGTATAAATCTATTTCTTTTAGATTTTCATCATCGGAATACTCATAATAAGACAAACTTTCCTCACTATCTTTAACAAGCCTTTCTAACTCTGAAATTTCAAAATCTGCGTTTTCTAGAGCGTCCTTTACAGCTGTATTAGAAAAGAATTTATCTTTTGCTTTTCTCAACAGATAATCAGCTTTTATCCTCTTCTTGTGTGCTACAAAAGAAACCTTGTCTATCGTGCGTGCGTCAGGAATATACAGGAATTCCCAAGGTAATAAGTTTTCTAAAACTGGTTTATTAGTTTTCAATCTTTTTATTTTTATTTTTGCTTTATATAGCCCGTCCTCTTCCTTTATATTGCTAATTTTTATCTCTACTACTCTACGCAGATAGATTTTATCTCTTTTCTTTAGATACTTTTGCAATATCCCTAGCTTTTCTCCTTCAGTTCCTTTCAGCAATACTTCTACATCAGTGCTTGAAACATATATTTCAAATTCTTTTTCCTCAAATTCCCTTTCCCAGCGAACTTTTATGACTGCATAGCTATACTTCAAAACATCTTTGACAAACCTATAAAAAATCAAAAATCCTTCGTTTTCTCTTTGTAGTTGCCAGTTAATTAATTTCTTTAAAATTTCCGCTGACCGGTCATCTTCGGCTGTTCTTCCTTGAATGCCGACAATATCGCTTTGTCCTGCTATAAGACGGATTATAGACGGCATAGCCCATTCAATTTTATTCATTATGTCTCTGAATACTACCTTTGATTTATCCGCTAAATCTCCGAACCTACTTTGATATTCCTCGTTTGCATAGTATCTATCATAAGCCTCAATATATCTTGGTTCTCTAACATCTGAATAATATTGTTCTGCCAATTGTATTCCATTTGTTATATTTGTTTTAAGCTTTTCAATCTTTTCCTTACTTAGTTTCATTCCTACACTCCTGCGTTGAATTTTTTACGAATTTTTTTATTTCTTTTTTGTTTTGAGATGATATTTTCAGTTGGTAAAGCATAGGTTAAAGCGATTGCATCGGCTCTATCTGGTGAACGCCCAATGCGTTTTTTTATTTCATCTTTTGAAATTATTTTTTTTAAGCCTTTGTCGGTGTATTCATATTCAGTATTTATTAACTCAAATAGTAAATCGTTGTCTTTTGGAAGATTTCCTGCTTGCTTAAGATGTTCCTCTTTAAGCCTTTCATACATTTCACATCTTTTATTAAGTATTCCCCTCATCATTGATTTTGACGCAAAATCAACTGGCTCTACTGGCAAACCAAATTGTTTTAACCTATCGTGAACTCCCCAGCCTAGAGAACCAGCCGTTGTATCTAGAAATATAATATCTGGCTTCCAATCGTTTGGCGTTTGCTGATACTCAAAATAAATCCATTCCGCTAACTTCATAGTGTCTTGAATATCAAGTGTTTTTAATGGCTCATAGAAGAATTTGCCTTTTCTTTTCGCTATTACTGATAAATCATCTCCGTGTCGGGCTAAATCTATACCCCAAACTATTGGACCAACACTTGGGGCAACTTCTATTCTCATAGCTCTTTCAACTTCCTCATAACTAAACATTTCATTTGATACATTTTCTACAAACTCGCCGTATATCTCTTGTCTTATAGCTTTTTCACTTAGTCCCTTTTTTAACTCCTCAATATCCTCTTCTGAAAGTAAAGGATTATCATAACTAGAAAATCTGAAACTTCTCCATCTTGGATAATCTACCGACACACCTCTTTGCCATAATTCATAAAACAAATTCTTACCCTTCGGAACGCCGCCAATGATAGCCTTACTTTTAGGATTATCCAACATCATTGGTGAAACTGAATTCTCCCACAATGAACGATTTTTCAGTATTATTCCAGCCTCATTTAAAACTATAAGGTCGTATCCGAACCCTTCCCAATTTTCAGGTTTATCTGCACTTCTAAAGTCAATTATTGATTTGCGATTATCATTATAGGTAATGAGCATACTATCCTGTGTTTTGTATTCGTAAAGCTTAAACTTCTTGTTATTTAACCTATCTCTTATCTTATTTTGTATTTTTTCTAACACCGGTTTGAAATACCTATCAACATAACGCCGTATGTTCCCGTGAATTGTATCTCCCCATAAGATATATAGTCCCTCTCCTTCTTTTTTATTTTGCCAAAGATTTAAATCATCAGCTCCTAACATTTGCTCTATTAAGAATTGTGCCGCAGACCTTGTGAAACCTAATCTTCTCCCTTTTGCAACACATTTATATCTAACATTTTCCCAATCGTTAAAAAAAACCTTATCAGCCCATTCAAAGTAAGTTAAATTAATTCCTATTGCTGTATCCACTATTTATCTTCCTTTCTAATAATTTTTCTTTTAGTTATCATCGCTATACTTACATTTCCCGATAGTTCTACCCGGTCTGTCAGCTCACCAGTCATCTTAAAATACATTTCCAATGCCTTTAGATTTCCTGATTTTATTTTCTCTAGAAGTGATTTATAAGCTATCCCCTTCATTTCATTTAGAGCTTCCTTTATCTTCTTATCCCTTATTTTCCTAAATTCTGGCATTCCATATTTATCTGAAATCTTTTTTGCAACAGATGAGTAGTTCCAGCCAAGCAACTCACACATTTCTTTTAAGTTCTTATCCCAATTTTCAGGCTTGCACCATTCTTCTAAAAGAATATCTAAATTAACTCTCTTTTTAGCCATTTTTAAAACTCAATAGAAGATTTTTAAATAGTCTTAATGTTTTTTTTTAGAAATTAAATATTGATTAAAAAGAAGATAAAGATTAAAAAAATTGAAAAGACAGGACAGCCTTTATGGCTTACATCCTCTATGAGTGCTTACCATTCATAATCACCAGCTTTTTCTTTACAAAATCCAAAATTCATTGAACATTCTCTATGCCACCCACCACCTTTAAGTTTTGTTATAAATCTACCTTCTTTTATAGCCTTTATAAATTCATCTGGTGTATATATTTTAGAAGGTTTAAACTCATGATAAATCTTTAAATTATTTTTTTTTGCAAAATCATAGACATATTTTAATTCCTGTAATTGCTCCATAATTATATCTTCTTCTTTCAACTTATTTCTTAACATATCACACATACCTATAAACCTCCTATCAATACTCCTTTATTAATATTTCCATTACTCTACTGTAATCTTCCCTCTTGATAGCTCTATATTTCCCGATTTTAAATACAGGGATTTTATCATGAATTTTAAGATAAACAGGCTCACTATTC